CCCTAATTAGACCCTGCAAAACAGGATCAGCTGAACTAATGTTAGAATTACTAAACAGTGTGTCGGGGGCCCCCTAAGGGAAGTTTTGACACATCTGCTAACGGCACCTACCTAATAACCATTTGTGGTGGAAGTATGGAGTCTAATGGAAAAATATTTTTAATTGGTTTCGCTCCATAATCTTCTATCAATATCTGATCAATAAAATGGTTAGATAGGACGAACCCAAACCCCGCCGCCTCATAATAGGACGACAGTACCTGGAGTCCTCCGTCGATGTCATATCTCCTCTCTACTGACGTATCAAGCAACTCCACTGAGTCGCTCAACATGGTCATCTCGCGAAGCACATAACCTTCAAGATGCACATCAAATGACATCCTGGGTGCCATGAACTTTTTCAACAGACATCGATACAAACAGTGGTTCCCAGAATGTTTAAAGGCTTGTATCAAAGCTGCATTAAAGCAGTAAGCACGATCTTCCAAGGAACCTCTCCCTGGTAGATCATATGACTTCTGCCCTAACGTCCTTAACAAAACACCTAAACATAAGGTGGCGTACCACTCTCCATCGACACCCAACGCTGGAAAGGTCTTGAGGAAATCTACCTTCTCATAACAACCGACGAATACCGCTTCTGCCACGTAAGGAGCGCGCAACAAGCGCTCCTGAAACCACACCTGCGTGGCAGACCTACGACGAATAACCCACCCTTCAAACAAATAAGAATATAATATAAAACTAGCATCAGTACCTGTCTTAGAAGTACCGGCCCACCCAGAATAAAGATAAGGTTCTATCGGCTTAATACGGTAAAAACCCCCGGATTGCCGGCGAATGAGAGCTACAGATTTCGTCTGCCTGTACAAACTAGCCACCTCTTTCTTCCTTTCAATAGAAAAATGTGCCTTACCCACATCAAATGTAGGTTCAAGGATGGTGGTGTCACATTGGCTCAGATCAAGCTTAAAGTATAAATATCCATCTAAACATGGTATTGTACCCCAAGAATCATCACCACTGACAGCTACACAACATCCAAGGGGCATATACATCCTCCTATACATGGCTGTAAGCTCATCTAAATTCGCAGTAGGAACATAGGCTATATCTACATTTCCTAACCGCCACCCGTTCGGGTTCTCACCACAAGCGAGAATCTTTTTGTTTTCCTTAAGTGGGACCAGCCCCGCTAAAGAGGCATTGATGCCAGCATCAGCTATAGTCCTGCCCGGTTTTCCATATTTGCCCAATTCCAACGGTTTCATCTTAAGAACCATTGGCGTAGCCTTTCCGCGATAATCGAACTGGTAGTCCTGCTGCGGCTCAAACCGGCCTTGCTCTCGCAGATCACGTTCTCCATCCATTCGGAGAGCACGTTTCTTATGAGGTTGGCTGATGAGCTCTGCAGTACCGTTTGCTTCCAGTTCATAAAGCGTTCCATGCCTTGCTCTAATACGCACACGCTTGCACCAATCAAGAACCTGACGGCTCTGGCAAGCAGCTTTCTGGGCTGTACGTATCTTTTGAATCCCGACCTTATCATGTAAGTTCCGAGATAGAGAGAGCTTGAAGTTAGCATCATTGACAGCATTAACGAATAAGCTGTGTTGGGCTGAAGGTCCAAATACTGTGCGGTAAGATGGTGGAGTCTGAACCAACCTCTTTGCGTTGATCCTAGAACGCGAGTCGACAACGCCAACAAACTGCTCAACGAGGAGTTTGGATTCACTATCCAAACCTCGGAACCGTTTATTACTGACAAAATCAAACTCGTAGTTCGACTCCCCCGCATACCATCTGAAGGGACCCCTATAGGCAAAAACCGGGCCGGGACGTTTAAATCACCTGCTGGTAGTGACTTACTTGGTGGCAAATTTAAACGCAACTTGGCAACATTTATCTCATGTTGCTGCACCACATACAGGACCATATCTTCACCTTCTATCTGAAAATGTCTGGCCCAGTAAGCTACAGTTTGCCACAAGCGTCCCGGTTCCACGTCAGTGCTACTTACTAAAGATATTAACTGTCTAGCCTGACGTGGACACAAATCAACATAACTATAACATACATACCCTAATGATATCGCTACAGCATCTCTAGGGCAACATAAAGGGGATAAAAGAGGATTATCCTGCCCGGCCAAAATCTGAGGTAAGCGATAGTCACGTCTGTACACTTTACACCTCTCTAATGGACCGGCTCTGAAGAGTAGACTCTGGGCGAGAAACTTATTCCTTCGCTCGGCTAACTTATCATGTTGCTCAGCAATTTCGGCCCGCAACTCATTAACCTTTAGCTCTTCAGAAAGCCGGGCGCTAGCGCTCCGCTCGGCTTGGCCTCCCGTGGCCGGTGGAGCTAATCCACCTTGACCGGGAGGTATAACCAATGGTGGTTGGTTATTTATAGGGCCTCGGTGACTAGATCCACCGTGCCGAGTATGATTGGCAGCTTGACGACGCATGTATTGATTATACTGCGTAACATTCAAGTGCCCCTGCAAACTTGGCATGTAAGCAAAAACCCTATTTAAAATATAGTGCGCTAGCACGCGGGACAGGAACCTTAAACGACTGGTATAATTGTGGAAAACAAAGGGAAGGAGCAATTTAATGTTGCTCCATCCTTTGTTCATATCATACCGTGACACCATTTCCAATACTGAAAAGGTCCTGGCACCAATAAGGCTCTTGGTGAATTCTTCCGCAATGACCTGCTTCTGATTGTCCGGAATATTCTTAATCTTCTCCTTAAATCTCACCCAGAAATTAAGGAGATGAAAATACACATTCCACCATGTAAGCCCCTGACTCGTCTCACAAGCATCATCCGTGACCGGCGTAGGAGACACATCTACGCCGGAACCGGATTCATCCGGCTGTGCTTGTACAATATTTGTTGGTAACTCCTTAACCGAGCGACGTTTACGACGCCGCCGGCGTTTCTTCTTGAAAACACTGGATGTTGTCAATGTAGAAACGGAAGCAGTTGAACTCAAAGCTCTCAAATCCCCAGCGACCTGTCTAACCAATCGGGGAGGAGCTATCAAGCCCAAAATGTTGCTACTCTCACTAGATGAAGAACTAAAACTACCACCTTGCGACAACTCAATAAATCGACAGAGACTGTGTAAATGTTTGAGTTCCCCAAGGACTACTCTACGAAAATAACTACGGTGAAAGTAAATTGCAGTACTAGCTGGTATCGGGCCCTCACGATTGTTCAAGGGTAGTATGGAGTACATAAAGAGAGACGTTGTAAAATCACCAGCTGCACCACGCCGCAACCGGACGCGCGTGTAACCTGGGGCAATATCACCTTCACTGTCACTACCAAGGTGAATAGAGTTCATATCTATCTGACGAAAAACGTAAGGGATCGGCCATGAAGGTATACTCATAGCCCGCTTCCCCTTGAGGTGCTAAGCACCAAGGAGAAGTAGGCTCCCATGCCTTTCCAGCCCCTGTCAGCCTTCTTCGGAGAGGGTAGGATCCGTGCATGGGCCGGCGAGTTTGCCTTCCCAGGGTAGTAGTGAAGCCGAGGACAACAAGTCATTTTACCTAAACTATATTTTTTATATTTTGCTTGTTGCACTCCCCAGCCACAAAACCCAATACATCTCTGCATGGACTACCACCCCAGCCGATAAGGGAGGTCAATGTGGTTGATGCCACGTCGGGGCGGGACCCTTCAGTTATACGCCCCCACCCGGGGACACCCTTGCCCAGGAAAAGTAAAATAAACGTCACCTCTCGGAACAACCGAGCGTTATTGACCCCTAACGCCAGGGATGAAAATTATACTATACAACATAAACAGAAAGCTAGAAGCCTCCTGTTGAAATAGAATTACCTACAAATGTTACAATAAGTTCTAAGGATGTGGTGCCGGTCGGCAATGTGCCGGCGCCACCAAAGGTTATAGTACCTGTTTGTGATGTTGCTTGGAAAGCAACAGTACCATTACACGAATTGGAAGTTACAGTGCCACCAGTCGGTGGAGAATTTAATACAGATACAGAATCGCCAGTAAACGCATTAAACGGAACAGCACCTGTAAAAGTAATTAAAGGTTGGGTAATCAACTGTGGCGTAGTGCCACTCCAATTAGCTGACATTATAAACAGATCACCAGGCTCAGCCGTAAATACAAGCTGAGTTGTGCTTGCCCTTAAGAATATAATATTCCCAAAATTCGACTGAGTGACGACAGTGGTACCAACCGGGCCGGCGGCAGCTATGCCACCGGCATACAAATGGTAAGTACCTGAGGCACTAGAAATAATGGGACGTTTAAGGGCAACATCATAGGTGACCCAGAGCTCTCCTAAAACGGTGTTTGTAGGCACAGTAGCAGAAGGAGCGACAGCAATCTGAAATTTACCCAAATCTGTTGTAGTAATAGGGAGCGTGGATGTGGTGGACCTCGTATAATAACAATTTTGCGCATTACTCCCCGCCTTACACTCAACTCCATAAGCCATGTTACGATCTAAACGCTCAGATATGGCGTGTGCAGAATTTTCCATGGAAAATTTGCTACTGTAACTTGGTGAGGAGGAATTGTACTCCATCGCCATAATCATGGTACCTAGCGCTGAGCCTGTAATATAGGGTGATGCACTAGAGATAAACTCAAACACCAACCCATCGAAACAGTACTCCTCAAAATTACCAGCGATTTGTGACAAAAATGGAAAGGTATTGCGCAATCCAGCATTAATAGGATAGGCATAATTAGTAAACTGCCCTGCTGTAGATGACGAAAGAATGTCACCTAAAAACTCACGCCGACGAACACGCACCAGCTCATCAGTACCAGTAGCGAAACTGGAACTGGCGCAGGTCTTGTATGGAATTATAAGGTCGTTGACTGCCACGTTTGAGGAATAATCTCCAGAACCAATAAGTTTGGAAATCTTTGCACCCAACGAACTGCCAAAGACCTTACCACCCGGAATATTTGTCATACCACCGAGAAGACCTCCTCCTTGAGTTAGGGCTTGCTTAATAAGAGGCTTCATAGCCTTCTTCAACCCATCCATATTATATGCGCCTGATCCCTTGACGACTTGCTTATTTACAGCCCTAGCCCGGGCTTTCTGACTTTTGGTTTTAGTGAGTGACTTTTCTCGCTCGGTGAACCCACTCTGGTTACCGAACAAAGTCGGGAGACCTCATCTGCATAAATGTGCCTTGTCTGCCCGACACAGACCCTGGGTTTTAGAGTACCAGGATGTTCATCACACTCCTCACCATGGGAAGATCGTCTCAATGCGCAATCCCAGGCCGTGCGTGTGCCAGATCATCCGCCGTGATACACAGACGCGGACTCTTGGTCGCCACTCAAAGTCAGTTATATTACAGAATACATAAAATAA